AGTATCAAAGAAGAAGATAAAGCATTAAACTATTATGTGATGTTGGAAAACGGCACTATGGAATGTACTTCTACAAACTGTTACACTAATAAAGTTACAAAAATAATATACACAAAAACAAGATAACAATTAACCTAAAACAAAACAAACAAAATGGCATACAAACAAACACCAGGAAGAGGTAACGGTACAAAAACTGGAGCAGGAATTTCTCCTACATTAATGAGTGGTTCACCAATGCGTCAAGAAGACCCTAAGGTAAAAAAAGCTTTAGGATTAGTAAAAGCGGGAGAAGAAGCTGCTAAGAAGCGCGCAAGCATTAAAAAACTATCAGAAAGAGATCGTGGTATTGAAATAGGTGCTGCTACAGATAGTATAGAAGCTAGCAATAAGGCGGGTGATTTATTTACTAAAAGACAAAAGGCAGCCATTGGTAATAAAGCGGCTAACAAAACTCGTAAAGAAAGTGGAGCCACTACTACTGTTACAAAAACTCAAGTAGAAGGTAAAAAAGGTTTTGAGGATAAATATACTAGAACTCCTGCTAAACAAATGGCAAAAAAATCCCCAATGAAACAAATGAATAAAATGCCAATGAAGCAAATGAAGAAAAAAAGTTGCTAATTAAAATAACTAAGCTTATGTAGTAAGCTGATAGCAGGTGGGAGGTAAGGTATCTCACGGGTCTCATAAGCCCGCTTAAACTGGTTCGACTCCAGTACGTTGCTACTAATTATTAACAATTAAATCAAGTAAAATGAAAAAAGTGGAAACAAAAACTATTAAGAAAGATCAATTAGAAAAAATCGTTGCTCAACAAAAAGACTTAAACGTATTGTTAACGAACATTGGTGTTCTAGAAACACAAAAGCATTCGTTATTACATCAAGTTGCTGAAGTCAATAAAGAAGTTGAGGATTTTAAATCAGAATTGGAAGCTGAATACGGTGCTATTAATATTAACCTAGAAGACGGTAGTTATACTGAAATCGAGAAGGAAGAAAGTAATGGCTAATGTCATTAGAAAAATAAGTATTGGAGCGGATTATAAAAACGACGCAATGCACTATTCAGTAAATCAAGAAGTATACGGGGGACATAAAATCTCCCATATACTATTTGAAGAAGTGGATAATTCATACAATATTTATATAAAGAAAAGTGATGAAGTTATGCCGTGGAAGAAATTTAACAGTCACATGGCTATTTCAGTGGAATATGATTTAGAATACTAATGAGAAGTGCATTTAGCTTTATTGTTAAACCTGTGGGTAATAGGTATGACAATACAGTTAAAGTTGGTGACAAAGATTTGGTTGTTAACACATCGATTGAATCTTTTAAAGCTGTTAATAATATGGCTGAAGTTTTAGCTGTACCCTTATTTGGAGCAACTGATATTAAAGTTGGTGACAAAGTAATAATACATCATAATGTTTTTAGAAGATTTTATGATATAAAGGGTAAACCAAAGAACAGTAGATCATACTTTAACGAAGACAAGTATTTTGTAGATTTTGATCAGATATATTTATATGGTGATGGTGGTAATTGGAAAGCTTTTGGCGACCGTTGCTTCATACAGCCAATAAAAAATAATAACAGTTTTAGCTTAGAAAAAGAGCAAAGACTTATTGGAATACTAAAATATGGTAATATCTCCTTAAATGAAGCGAAAATAGTACCAGGTGACTTAGTAGGATATAAACCATACGGAGAATTTGAATTTATTGTAGAAGGTAAACGATTATATTGTATGAAATCAAATGATATTGTAATTAAATATGAATATAGAGGAGACGAAGCAGAGTATAATCCATCTTGGGCTGAACATAGAAGAGACTAAATCTAACATTATAAAAGCTGGACACAAAGCAGTATTGGAGTTAATTAAGGTTGCTGAAGAAGCTATCTTAGATAATGGAGAAGACGACTTAGCCGCAGATAAATTAAAAAATGCTGCAGCAACAAAAAAGTTAGCTATCTTCGATGCATTCGAGATACTTAATCGTATTGAAGAAGAAAGACAAAAATTAGATGCTCAAGACGCGAGCGAAAAAGCAAGCAAAGTTTTTAAAGGGTTTGCAGAAGGGAGATCTAAATAATGTACGAACAAAATTTAATAACCACATTAACTGACTATATTAAACCAACTATTATAAGTAGGCTTAATAAAAGTAAGAAGTGGGAATACGGATATAATAAAGATCATGATGTAATTGTTATCAGTAAGACAGGTAAGATTGGAGAAATTGTAGAAATACAAAATTTAAAGATTGCATTACCTTATATTGAAAACGCTTACAAAAGATCTAATAAAAAAGAAGAACAATATTGGGAACAAGCTAAATATCCAAAAGAGCTTGAGCGTATCAAAAGTGTATTTGACTGGAATAAATATCCAGATAAATTTAAAGAAAATTGGTATGACTTTATTGATGCAGAATTCAAATACAGAGAAGAAGGTTTTTCTTTTTACAACAATGGCGTACCTACTTATATGACTGGTACACATTATATGTATTTACAATGGAGCAAGATTGACGTTGGTGCTCCGGATTTTCGTGAATCTAACAGAGTGTTCTTTATATTTTGGGAAGCTTGTAAAGCAGATAATAGATGTTATGGTATGTGCTATTTAAAGAATAGACGTTCAGGATTTTCATTTATGTCTTCTGCTGAGTTAGTTAACCAAGCTACATTAAGTTCTGATACAAGGTATGGAATACTATCTAAGTCAGGAGCCGATGCAAAGAAAATGTTTACAGATAAGGTTGTACCTATATCAATAAACTACCCTTTCTTCTTTAAACCAATTCAAGATGGTATGGACCGTCCAAAAACTGAATTAGCTTATAGAATACCTGCATCAAAATTAACAAGAAGAAAATTAGATGCTCAAGAACAATTAGAAGAGCTTGAAGGATTAGATACTACGATTGACTGGAAGAATACTGGAGACAATAGCTATGATGGTGAAAAGTTAAGATTATTAGTTCATGATGAAAGTGGTAAATGGGAAAGACCGGATAACATTTTAAATAACTGGCGTATTACAAAAACCTGTGTAAGGTTAGGTAGTAAGATCGTTGGTAAGTGTATGATGGGTTCTACTTCAAATGCTTTAGATAAAGGAGGAGACAACTTTAAAAAATTATATTATAATTCAGATGTAACTAAACGTAACCGTAATGGCCAAACAAGTTCTGGATTATATTCTTTATTTATACCGATGGAATGGAACTTTGAAGGTTTCATGGACAAATTTGGTATGCCGGTTTTCTTAACACCTGAGCAACCTATTAAGGGAGCAGATGATATGTGGATTGATTATGGGGTTATTGAGCATTGGCAAAATGAAGTTGATGGTTTGAAATCAGATCAAGATGCTTTAAATGAATACTACAGACAGTTTCCAAGAACTGAACAACACGCATTCAGAGATGAAGCAAAGCAATCATTATTTAACCTTACAAAAATATATGAGCAAATAGATTATAATGATGATCTAAGAAATTCAAATGTTATAACACAAGGTAGCTTCCAATGGGAGAATGGTATACAAGATAGTAAAGTGATGTTTGTACCAAATAAAGACGGTAGATTCTTAATTTCTTGGATTCCTCCGCCAAATCTCCAAAATCGTGTGATTATAAAGAATGGAGTTAAATACCCTGGTAACGAACATTGCGGTGCATTTGGTTGTGACAGTTACGATATATCAGGAACAGTTGATGAAAGTAGAGGTTCTAAAGGAGCTTTACACGGATTAACAAAGTTTTCAATGGAAGATGTTCCGCCTAGTCATTTCTTTTTAGAATATATAGCTAGACCACAAACAGCAGAGATATTTTTTGAAGATGTATTAATGGCTTTAGTATTTTATGGTATGCCAATACTAGCAGAGAATAACAAGCCTAGATTGCTTTACTATTTAAAAAGAAGGGGATATAGAGGTTATTCAATGAACAGACCGGATAAAGTATGGAATAAGTTATCACCAGCAGAAAAAGAAATTGGCGGTATACCTTCAGCTTCACAAGATATGTTACAAGCTCATGCAGCAGCTATTGAATCGTACATTGACAAATATGTAGGTTTATTAGAAGGTGGCTACGGGGATATGTATTTTCAAAAGACTTTGAATGACTGGTCTAGATTTAATATAAATAATAGAACTAAGCATGATGCTACTATTAGTTCAGGTTTAGCTATAATGGCTTGCAACAAAAACGCTTACACACCTGTATTTCACGCTCCAAAAGAGACTGTGTCTTTAGGTTTTAAAAAATATAATAACGAAGGTTTTAGTTCAAAAATAATATAATAGATGGTTTATACTAATAATAATAGTTCTTTTCCTAGTCAGGTAGTACCAGATTCAGAGAAACAAAGCTACGAGTACGGAGCTAAAGTAGGTAGAGCTATTGAAAACGAATGGTTTAGAGGTGATAGAGTTGGTGGCGCTGGAAACAGATGGGGATCCAACTGGCAGAACTTCCACAGATTAAGATTATATGCTAGAGGTGAGCAATCAGTTCAAAAGTATAAAGATGAATTATCAATCAATGGCGATTTATCTTATTTGAATCTTGATTGGAAACCTGTTCCTGTTATACCTAAGTTTGTTGACATCGTTGTTAACGGTATATCTAGCAAGAACTACGATATTAAAGCATACGCACAAGACCCAGATTCAATTAAAAAGAAAACAAATTATGCTTCTGCAATACTGGAAGACATGATGGCCAAAGATCTTTTAAATGAAATACAAGGAACATTAGGAGCAAATCTATATAATACTATGGATCCTGCTAATTTACCAGAGGATAAAGAAGAATTAGAAATTAGACTTCAATTAAGTTACAAACAAGAAATTGAAATAGCTGAAGAAGAAGTAATAAGTCAAATATTAGATAACAATAAATATCCGTTAATAAACAAAAGATTAAATTACGATTTAGTTGTTTTGGGTATTGCGGCATCAAAAACAAATTGGAACAAAGCAGAAGGAGTAACAATAGATTATGTTGATCCTGCTAACCTTGTTTATTCTTACACAGAGGATCCAAACTTTGAAGATATATATTATGTTGGCGAAGTTAGATCTGTTACGTTAGAAGAGGTTAAAATGCAATTTCCGCATTTAACAAAGGCTGATTTAGAAGAGATTGAAAAATACCCAGGTGATGTAAATTATACACGTAACTATTACGGGCAAGATTATGACACTTCTAATGTGCAAGTATTGTATTTTGAATACAAAACATTTTCTAATCAAGTATTTAAAATTAAACAAACAGATGTTGGTTTAGAAAAAGCATTAGAAAAAACAGATGATTTTAATCCACCAGAAAGCGATACATTTAGCAAAGTATCAAGAAGTATTGAAGTTTTATATTCAGGAGCAAAAATATTAGGTCACGAAAAAATGTTAGAATGGAAGCTAGCAGAGAATATGACGAGGCCATTTGCTGATACAACAAGAGTACAAATGAATTATACTATTTGTGCACCAAGAATGTATAAAGGCAGAATTGAATCATTAGTAAGCCGTATAACAGGGTTTGCAGATATGATCCAGTTAACACATTTAAAGATACAACAAGTATTAGCTAGATTAGTTCCTGATGGTGTATTCGTCGATGTTGACGGTTTAGCTGAGGTTGATTTAGGTAATGGTACAAATTATAATCCTGCAGAAGCATTAAATATGTATTTCCAAACAGGTAGTATCGTTGGTAGATCAATGACGCAAGACGGAGATATGAACAGAGCTAAAATTCCAATACAGGAATTACAAACTTCATCAGGTAGTGGCAAGATACAATCATTAATACAAACATATCAGTATTACTTACAAATGATACGTGATGTAACCGGATTAAATGAAGCAAGAGACGCTAGTACGCCAGACAGAGATGCTTTGGTTGGTTTACAAAAAATGGCAGCAGCAAATTCAAACACTGCAACAAGGCACATATTACAATCGAGTTTATATTTAACTCTACGTATATGTGAAAACATTTCAAGAAGAGTAGCTGATTCATTGAACTTCCCATTAACAGCAAGTTCATTAATGCAAAGTATATCGGTATCATCGGTAGAAACATTAAAAGAATTACAAAACTTAAACTTACATGACTTTGGTATTTTCTTAGAATTAGAACCAGATGAAGAAGAAAGAGCACAATTAGAACAAAACATACAAGTTGCTTTACAATCAGGTGGTATTGATCTTGAAGATGCTATTGACTTAAGACAAATTAAAAATATTAAGTTAGCTAATCAGTCTCTTAAATATAAAAGAAAAAAGAAACAAGAAAGGGATCAAGAAAATCAAAAAGCAAACATACAAGCACAAGCTCAAGCAAACGCTCAGTTAGCGCAGGAAACAGCTATGGCTGAAGTACAAAAGCAACAAGCAATTACAGAACAGAAAATACAATTAGAGCAATCTAAACTAAGTTTTGAGATTCAAAAGATGCAACAAGAAGCGTTGATAAAGAAACAATTAATGGCAGAAGAGTTTAGTTATCAAATGCAATTAGCTCAAATGCAAGTTGCTCAAGCGCAAGAGAAACTTAATAAAATGGAAGATCGTAAAGATCAAAGAACAAAATTACAAGCCACACAACAATCTGAATTGATTGAACAAAGACAAAACAATACATTACCAAAAGATTTTGAATCAGCAGGGTTTGACAATCTTGGTGGATTTGGTTTGGAGCAGTTCTCTCCTAAATAGAACAACACAACTAATTATATAATATTTTATCATGGCAGAACAAATTAAACAAGAGGGTGACTTTAAAATTAAAAAAGCTAAAGTTCCTACTATTAAACATGTATCAGCTCAGTCTGTTGCAAAAGTAGATTTAACAACTAAACCAGTAGGCGATGCCGTTCAAGAGCAAACAACAGATGAAGGCGTGTTACAGCCAGGACAACCCGAAATGGGATTGCAAGAAGTGGTCGAAGGAAACACCGAACAAAAAATCATTACCGAACCGGTTGATGAGAAAGAAGTAGTTTTAGTTAATATTACAGAAACTACTGAAGAAGCAAAAGAACTTGAAGCAGAAGCAGAAAAAGCAATTAATGATTTAAAAGTATCAGGTAAACCATTACCAGAGAATATTGAAAAGTTAATTACTTTTATGGAAGAAACAGGTGGAGATATAGAAGATTATACTCGTTTAAATACGGATTATTCTAAATTAAACCCGGAAGTTCTATTAAAAGAATATTACAAGAAAACAAAACCACATTTAGATTTAGATGAGATTGACTTTCACATGGAAGAAACATTCTCGTATGATGAAGAAGAAGACGACGAGCGAGAAATTAAAAAGAAACGTATCGCTTTCAAAGAAGAGGTTGGTAAAGCCAAAAGCTTTCTGGAGGATCTTAAGAGTAAATATTATGATGAAATTAAATTAAAGTCTAATGTAAACCCAGATCAACAAAAAGCAATTGATTTTTTCAATCGATACAAAGAGGATCAACAATCAGTTGAGCAAATGCATTCAGCATTTAAAGATAATACCAAAAAGTTTTTTACACAAGATTTCAAAGGTTTTGATTTCAACGCAGGTGGAAAAACATTCAGGTTTAATCTACAAAATACTGACGCTGTTGCAGATAAACAATCAAACATTACTAACCTACTTAAGAAGTTCTTAAACGAAAAAGGTGAAGTAACAGATATGACTGGGTATCATAAAGCAATGTATGCTGCTGAAAACACTGACAGTATTGCAAACCATTTTTACGAACAAGGTAAAGCTGACGCTATTAAAGAGATGTTAGCTAAATCAAACAACATTTCAACAGAGCCTAGACAAACGTCTGCTGGTGAAATTAACGTGAATGGATTTAAAGTAAGAGCTATCAATGGTGTTGATTCTTCAAAATTAAGAATTAAGAGTAAATTTTAAACTAAAACAAACACATTATGGCAACAGTAAATGTTACCCCGAACTTCGGTTCGATTAAGCCGTCACAAAAGCAACAAGCTTTAGACACAAACTATTTAAACTTTACGGATCCAAGTAACGCGGATTTCGTATCATTTGCACAACAATATTTACCAGAAGTTTATGAAGCTGAGGTAGAGCGTTATGGAAACAGAACATTATCTGGTTTCTTACGTATGGTTGGTGCTGAAATGCCAATGTCTTCTGACCAAGTTATCTGGTCTGAACAAAACAGATTACACGTTGCATACACAGGTGTAGATGTTGTAAGTGCTGCAGGTAATACTTTATTGATTGCAAGTAATTTGAATCCTTCTGTTGCTACTGATTATGTAGCTAACGTTATTTCAAAAAACCAAACAATCGTTATTATGAACCCTGCAACAGGATTAGAAGTTAAAGCTATCGTTACTGTTTCTGGAGCGAATGATACTTCTTCTAACGCTGCGAATGGTGCATTAACTGTTGCTCCTTATACTGCTGCTACTTTAGCTGCTGCTGGATTTACAGATGGAATGGACGATTTAAAAATCTTCGTTTATGGTTCTGAATACAAAAAAGGATCTACTTTAACAGGTGATGATTACACTAGCATTCAACCTTCATTCACTCAATTTAATAACTCTCCAGTAATTATCCGTAACAAATATGCTGTTAATGGATCTGACACTGCACAAATCGGATGGGTAGAAATTGCTACTGAAGATGGTGCTGATGGTTACTACTGGTACTTAAAAGCTGAATCTGAAACAAGATTACGTTTTGAAGACTATTTAGAAATGACAGTTGTAGAGGGTGAATTAGCTGCTGCAGGATCTGCTGCATTAGCTGCTGGTAAAAAAGGTACACAAGGTTTATTTGCTGCTGTTGAAGACAGAGGAAATATCTTAAATAACTTTAGCCCAGTTGGTGGTTTAGGTTCTTTCGATAATATCTTGAAAAACTTAGATACTCAAGGAGCGATTGAAGAGAATATGTTATTCTTAAACCGTCAATTATCTTTAGATTTTGATGATATGTTAGCTGGTTTATCTGCTGGTTCAGCAGGTGGGGTTGCTTACGGTTTATTCGAAAACTCATCTGAGATGGCATTAAACTTAGGTTTCTCTGGATTCAGAAGAGGTTCTTATGACTTCTACAAAACTGACTGGAAATACTTAAACGATGCTTCTACTCGTGGAGCAATGACAGGTGTTGGTAGTTCAATCGAAGGTGTATTAATTCCAGCTGGAACTTCTACAGTTTACGATCAAATTTTAGGAACTAACATCCGTAGACCATTCTTACACGTTCGTTATAGAGCTGCACAAGCTGATGACCGTAGAATGAAATCTTGGATCACTGGATCTGTTGGAGGTGCTTACACATCTGACTTAGATGCAATGGAGGTACACTTCTTATCTGAAAGATGTTTATGTGTGCAAGGTGCTAATAACTTCGTGTTATTCACTGCTTCAGCATAAGCATAAATAATTGTAAATTTTACCCTCGTTGAATCTACGGGGGTAATTTTTACTCTTTTAATAAACAATAATTAATTATATAATATTTTATCATGGCACAAGCTAAAACTGCTAACAAAGCAAAAACTATTCAACCAAGTACATACGTTGAACCAGAAAATACATTTGAACAAAGTGTTGAAGAAACATACACATTAGATGAACAACCAGTTGCGAAAACAAAACCGCAAACAGTGTTACCAAAATGGGAAATTAAAGATAGAACATATATTTTAGCGGGACCACACTCTCCTTTAACATATACTATTTCTTCAAGACATACAAGTAGATTCCCTTTATTATGGTTCGACAAAGATAATGGTGATCAAAAAGAATTAAGATATGCTACGAACCAAAATTCTGTTTTTGTAGAAGATCAAAAAGGGGAATCAACCTTGGGACATATCATATTTAAAAACGGTACTTTATTTGTACCAAAAGAAAAACAAAACTTACAAAAATTATTATCATTATATCACCCAGACTTAAATAAGAAATACAGAGAGTTTGATCCTGTTATTACTGCTGGAGATGATTTAGATGATATGGATATACAATTAGATGCGATGAATGCAGCAAGAGAAATGGATATTGATCAAGCTGAGGCAATATTAAGAGTTGAGATTGGATCTAAGGTTTCTAAAATGACTTCTAAAGAAATTAAAAGAGACTTAATGTTATTTGCTAGAAGTAATCCATATTTATTTATTGATTTAGCAAATGATGAAAACGTACAGCTTAGAAATGTGGCTATTAGAGCTGTTGAAGCGGGTATCGTAACTTTATCACAAGATCAACGTACATTCTTATGGACATCGAACAATAGAAAATTAATGACTGTACCATTTGATGAAAACCCATACTCAGCTATGGCGGCATTCTTCAAAACAGATGAAGGTATAGAAGTTTATAGGTCTATAGAGAAAAAAATAGATTAACACGTAATATTAATATATAGAGCGGTGGCTTAACGGTTACCGCTTATATATTATAATAAAATAAGCAAAATGGCAATAAACGTAGATACAGTTTACAAAACCGTTTTATTAATACTTAACAAGGAGCAACGTGGTTACATGACTCCTGATGAGTTTAATAAAATAGCAACTCAAGTTCAACTTGAAATATTCGAGGATTATTTTAATAATCTTAATCAACAATTAAGAGTGCCGGATAATGATAGTGAATATGCTGATAGGATTAAAAATTTAGATGAGCAATTAGCTGTATTTAAAACTATAGGTAATTGTAGTTATATAGGCAATAGCGAATGGAATTTACCAACTTCATCTGGTTCTACTATATATACTGAACCTGTTTTCCAAACGGTTAACGGGCAATCTAATTATACATTGACATTATTAACACAAGCACAAATACAAAATGGCTTAACAAAAGTTTATTTTAATGGTATTATTCAAAATCCATCACAATATTCTATAGCAAGCAATACCATAACGTTAACGAGTATACCAACAACTGTATTTAATGTACTTGTTACGGTTACCGCTAATGACTTTTACAGATTAGGTACTGTAATATATGATAATACAATTGAGATGCAGAGAGTGCAAAGAAATAATTTATTATATATAAATAAATCACCTTTAACAAAACCGACAAAAAAATACCCACTATATATATACGAAGAAGAAAAACTATACGTATATCCAAATACAATAACAACAGGTGTAACTGCTTCATTTGTACGTAAACCAAAAGATGTTATATGGAACTTTACAGCAACTGCTCCTTATTATACATATTCGTATAGTCCTAATACTTCACAACAATTTGAATTAATGGTTTCTGAACAAACAAATGTTATAACAAAGATATTGTTATATTCAGGTGTTGTTATTAAGGATCCACAAATAATTCAAGTTGCAGCACAACAAATTCAAAACGAAAACATAAATTCAAAATCATAATAGAGTATGGCATTTCCAGACGGTGGTTTAATTACCGAAACAAATAGACAATATTATGCTGGAGCGCAAGGTTTCCAAGTAGAAGATTTAGGTGGACAAACGGAATTTGCATTCACTTTTGACACTGAATTATTTTTAGGTAGCTGGGATCAAGATGATGCTGGTTATGCTTTAAATAATTTTAAATTATATACAAGTACAAACGGTATTGACTTTGTAGAATATTTATTAGAGTATAGTTTATTAAAAAACACAATAACATTTGATACAGCTGTTCCGTATGGCCATGTAGTAGTTGTTCAACTTAAATCAGTTGAAGGAGGTAATTACGGAGACTACGACGCTTATGGGGATGCCGTAGAGAACAATTACGGAGGTTATTCTTATATTACCTTAGATGATGTCATAAATAACTTTATTGTTGCTTACGTGGGCTCTGGTAAGCTTATATCAGATGTTAAAAGAACTGATGTATTATTTCACGCAAAACGTGGACTGCAAGAATTTAGCTACGATGTACTAAAAAGCGTAAAATCTCAGGAACTTACAATACCACCAAGCTTAAGTATCATATTACCACAAGACTATGTAAACTATGTTAAAATGTCATGGATAGACAACCAAGGAATTAAACACCCTATTTATCCTACATCGTTAACAATAGATCCATCAGAAACACCGTTACAAGATAATATAGGTCAACCAATACAAAGTAGTTATGATGATAACTTAGAGGGCTCGTCTATAATAGAAGAGAGATGGAAGAAAATGAACAATGGTAAATTACTAAACTATATTAATGGAGTTGGTAACAATGACGGATTTGGTAACGGGTGGAACAATGGTTATGATTATGGTTACTACGGTAGACAATACGGTATGGACCCGCAATACGCAAATTACAACGGTACATTTACAATAAATGACAGAGAAGGTAAAATATCATTCTCAAGTAATTTAGTTGGTATGTTAATTGTATTTGAATATATATCTGATGGTTTAGCTTACGAATTAGATAGTAAGATACCTAAGATGGCAGAAGAAGCAATGTATGCGCACATATTACATTCAATAATATCTACAAGATCAAATCAACCTGAATATTTAGTACAACGTCTTAAAAGAGAAAGAAGTGCTAAATTAAGAAATGCTAAGATTAGATTATCTAATATTAAATTAGAAGAGTTTACACAGGTTATGAGAGGAAAATCAAAATGGATTAAACACTAAAATTAAATGGCAGAAGTAAAAAATAGTTTTCTAAAGTCTAAGATGAACCAAGACTTAGATGATAGACTTATCCCTAATGGGGAATATAGATATGCAAATAATATTTCGGTTGGTAAATCTGAAACGGATGACATTGGAGCATTAAAGAATGTTTTAGGTAATAATTTACTTGCTTTAACTGATAATAACGAGTTTTTACCAGGTACTAATACACCTAATCCTAATTATATACCAGGATTAGAGTGTATCGGCACGTTTATGGATAATCAAAATAACCGTATGTTTCAATTTTTAACAAACTATAAGGACCCAAATCCAAATCTAATAACTTTTCCAGAAGATGCTCCTTTTCCAAGTGGCATAACAGAATGGAAAATGAAAATTGCTGTATATGATTTTGATTCACCTGAAACATATATTACATTAGTAGAAGGTACATTCTTAAATTTTGCAAAAAATAAAGAATTTAAAATAACAGGAGTTAATTTAGTAGAGGGTTTATTATTCTGGACTGATAATAGAAATCAACCTAGAAAAATAAATGTTGCAAATGCTCTAACAAGCATAAATTATTACACAAATGAAACGCAAATATCTGTAGCAAAATATGCTCCTATTGATCCAATACTATTATATAGAAAAGCAACAGCTATTGCAGATGCGGATTCAGTTGGTAATGTAATTGAAATTGAAACAGAAAATATTTCTATAGTTCCTGGAATGACATTAATAACAGACGGAATATCTGGTTCAGATTTTTGTACTGTTGTTGATGTTACTGGTACAACTATAACTTTTTATGAAAACCTTCCTATAACAGTGGTAAGTGGTGCTCAATTAACTTTTTTAATTTCGACCATGTCCGACAAATCATCTGTGCCTACATGGCCCGGTGATCCCGCCTTCTTAGAAGATAAATATGTTCGTTTTAGTTATCGTTTTAAATATGATGACAACGAATATTCGTTAATGGCTCCATTTACACAAATAGCATATATCCCTAAACAGAAAGGATATTTTATTGCGGGTAATGAAACGGATGCTTATAGAAGTACTGTGTTAAACTGGTTTGAAAATAATGTAAATAACATTGAGCTAGTGGTTCCGTTTCCTGACAAAATAGGTAATCTTAATAATAGTTATAAGGTATCTGAGATTGATATTTTATACAAAGAATCAGATTCTACGGCAGTAAAAGTTTTTGAAACATTGCCAATAAGTGCTATAAATACTACTTTAAATACTAATAATAATTATTATATACAACCATACCAGTCACAAAAGCCATATAAAACATTACCAGAAGATCAAACAGTAAGAGTATATGATAAAGTGCCGGTAAGAGCAAAATCTCAAGAGTCAGCTGGTAATAGAATAATTTACGGAAATTACTATGACAAATATACATCATTGTCTTCTATAAATTATTATATATCTGTGCAGCCAAAATCAACAAACGGAACAAACTTTATAGAATATCCAAATCATACATTAAAAAAGAATAGAAATTATCAAGTAGGTTTTGTAATATCTGATAAATTTGGTAGACAATCACCAGTTATTTTATCTTCAAGTGATTTGACTGGACTTAACATAGGCGGTGGTGAATTCGCAAAAGGATCAACAATTTATTCAAGTTACGAAAATTCTATTTTATTTGAAAATGTACGCAACTGGTTTGGAGATGCTTTAATATTATATTTGAATAGCCCAATAGATCAAGAAAGAAATATACCTTCTGGTCAATCGGGTTTATATGCAATACCTACTTCAAATTCAGGGTTTGCAATTACCACTTCAACAATAACTGATACAACATATACTTTCACTTTAGATCCACCAGCACCTGGAGGAGCAGCAAATATTATACCTCTTCCAGGGGATATAATGAGAGGGTTTTATACAGATTATGTAAAAGTAATTAGTGTGTCACCAACTCCAACAGCTCCTTATTCAGGTTCTTATACAATAACTACAAGTGGTAGAGTCAATGATATATACTTGCATGTTGATCAAGAAGGAGGTGTTAAAGATATTAAATTTTCTTATAAATACAATCCTATTGGATGGTACTCATATAAAATAGTTGTTAAACAACAGGAACAGGATTATTACAACGTATACCTTCCAGGAATGTTAAATGGCTATCCAAAAAACCAAACTTCTGGATCACAAGTTACATATACTGTTCCTACTGCTGCTTTTTCTAATGCTACAAGCGCCACTTGGGCTGCTGGTAATTCTACTATTACAATATTAGGTAGCACTACTAATTATAAAGTAGGTGATTTTGTTAGCGGTATTATATCCGGAGCAAATACAACTATAGCAACGATTATAAATGCAAATAGCTTTACAATATCAAATACACCTGCCACTTCTGGAACTTTACAAGCTATAACTGTTTTTAGAGCCCCTGAAGGGCAAACTAGTGTTTTAAATAATGGTATAAACACTACACAATTTCCTGTTAGCGAAACGGGTAATACATCTCATATTGTATTAATTAATGATAATATTAATAAAGTACCAAGAGATTTATCAGAAGTTGGTCCTGACCAAAAACAATATAGAAGTAGCGTACAATTATATGGTAGAGTAGAAAATACTAAGGCTACATTAGAAATAATAGGTGATGATCCTGATTATTCTGCTAAAGTAACAGTAATAAATTATACTGTTGGACCAGACTTAAATGAAGATTGGGTATTAATAAAACCAGGGGATGGAATTCAATGCGTTGAAGCAAATACTCCTGTGCCAAATACAGATCCATCCGCTACAGGAGGTACTATGCCTAATCCATATAGATGGTTAGGTAATACAGTTGTTGTTAATAATGTTGTTTCTGGAACTACAGGAACTATAACAATATCATCACCTAATTGGGTATTAGGCGGATCCGGAGCACCTATACAATATACCCATTTTATAATAACGAGAGCAGAGAACGTACAATATTTTCCAACAAGAAAGGCAGATACGGTTATATCTATTGCATCGGCCGATGAATTTAATTTTTTAGATAGTTCTGAAGATAATTTAAGTGGAACTGCTGGATTAAATTTTTATCAACTACAAACCAAACCTTTAATAGGTAGAGTTTCTACGGTTAATCAAATTGGAGTTGTTGCTTCTGAAATGATACCTTTCTTAAGTGTATATGAAACAAGAGCTGAACAAAGTTTATTAGAATTATTTTGGGAAACCGCTACAACCGGTTTAATATCTGATTTGAATGCAGATGTATTAACAGGGTTTAATGGTCCTGTAAGTTTTGGTAATGTTAATTATACCCATTTTGAATGGCAAGATCCAAATGGAAGTGGAGATGCGAAAGGAGCTGAAGACTCAAAATACATAACCGATGAATTCTATGTTTTAAATCAAAACGGAATTATCTTACCGAATACAACAGTTACTATTGATACAATTTTTGATGGAAGTGGCGTTAGTAGATTAGGCGATTTTGGAATAGAAGCAACTAATGATGGTACGAATGATTTATATAGATTGTTTATAACACCAACATCTACATTTGTATTTAATAACAATGCCGCTATAAAGGAATCATATACTTTTACATTTAATGTAGTTGATATTTCTATTCCAACCCAACCTATTTCATCAACATTAACTATAAACGGCAGATTAGGTAATAGTACCCCAATTATAACTACTTCAGTAACAAATTATAATATAACACAAAACACAACAGACTTTGTAACTTTAGAAGCAAATAATGGTTCGTTTTTATTATCTGAGACTGGGTTAAAATGGAGTATAGATAGTGGTGATCCTAGTTCTTATTTTCAAATAGGGGAATTGGATGGTTTATTAGAATTAATAGATGATCAAATACCATTAGGTATATATAATTTGGTAATAAAAGTACAAGACGCTGTTAATACATCTACTGGTGCAATTTTACCTGTTGAAGGAACTAATTTTGGTACAAAATTTGCTACTATTGAGTTAATTATAAACGTGGGGGATTCACCTGTACCTTATTGGTTAAGGCCTAATTATACAAGTCAACCTATACAATCAAATGGTATTTGCGGTACCTCATCTGCAAATGACGCTGGTATGGTTTACATAGGCAAAAAAGAAAATCTAACAAGCGCGTACTTGCCTACTATACCGGGCTTTAGTGGTACTTATGATATTATTGAAAATGTAGAAGTTGAGAATGCAGAGGATTATGGGTTTAATACAATTCAGGCAGAAGGATTATTTGAAGGTGAATATAGATTTTCAGTTAAATTAGATGTCTTCGCTCTTCCAATATGTCCAGATGGGCCAGCGGGATTTGCTTCTGCTAAAGGTAGAGCTCAAATATATTTATATAAAAGAATATATAACGAAGCTACACCGGGAGTTTGGGCATTGGTAAATAATGAAAATAATTATGGTATTTCTCCTATTTATGAAATTGGGCCTTTAATAGTTTCCACTTTTGATGATCTAGGAACAATAACTTATGGCCAACCAAAATCATTAACTACCACTTTTACAATTCAAGCAGAAGAAGATGGAAACGACTACGAATATGCAGTTGGAGTTAGGTTAATAAGTGAATTTAATAATGGTTATGGCATTGGACCGTATGTTACAATATATGGCAACGATGCTAACTACTCATATAACCAAGCATATCCATTTTCACCTCCAACAAACCCTCCTGTTACAAATGAATATGAATATTATACAGGTGTGGAAGAAATTGTTCCAGATCCAGTAGGTTATCCATCAGGCGTACCTTACACTACACCAGATGCAACTAGAGGAATTTATTATAGTTCACCAACAAATTCAATAGCTTTAGGTGATGTTGATAATGGAGATACATTAATTGTAGTCACATTAAGCACAATTAATCAACAAGCGGTACCAGGTCTTACTGCGAATATTACTGATCCAGGAGGATTTCCTTTACTTGGGTTTGGCGATGTGGTATATGTTAACCCGTTAAATACCGCTGAAATAACAATACAGTTAGCCTATCCTTGGACTAGCGGCAATATGAGTTTGATTGGTAAAAACCTACAATTAATTACTGGAGGTAATAATTTAACAGGTAGATTATACGCTAATACGGAAGAAGGAACAGAAATAAAAAGATTCTATACGGATTCTAATTTTACACAAAAATGGATTCCACCGGTTGCGGATAGATATTATAATTTTATAACATCAAAAAATTATAATCCAGACGGAGCGGAATTTGTAGGAGGAGCTCTTAAATATAGTGAATTCCCATATTATTGTGCATTTATTAATGGAGACGGAGAAGTTGTAAGCCAATCGGCCCCCGCGCCTAATGTACAAACGGCATGGATAGGACAAAATACTGCTAATACATTACCGTTGCCAATTGCAAACTATAGTTATAATGTATTATATACAGAACCATCTGTTCCATAGTATATAGTACTACAATTAAATTAAAAACCATAAAAAAAACGTGATTATAAAGTATGGCAGCAATATTAGAATTAAAATACTTTAACTCCTTTTGGTTAAAGAAGTTAGACACCATAGTGGAAGTAGAAAATACAGGCGCAGAAGTAGAGGGTAATGTTTCTAATAATGCTACTATAAATATAACATCTTCCAATAATGAAATTAGGGTTGGACAAAATGTTAGTTGGGCTGGTGCACCTGCTCCAAATCCTTCCGTATATAAAGTAATAAGTCCTACTCAATTTATATTAAGTGAACCTGTAACTGTAGCGGATGGTGTAGGTTTAACTTTTGGTCCATTAACTGATTTTACTTATATACCAAATGCTTATGCAGATGGCCCAACTGATTGGTTTATTGAAGAAGCTAGAATACGAGGTGGATATAATAATACAAATGTCGATCTTGGAGTTAAAGCTTATATTGTGGAAGATAATATTCTACAACAGCATAGACAAAATTCTTTGATATATTCTGGTGTATTCAATTCAAGAACGGGTGTTAATAAAACAAATGAGTTTTCAGTTGGAGAAGATATAACAAGAAGTTTAGATCCAGCAAATGGTTCTATTCAAAAATTATATTCAGAAGATACAAACTTAATTGTATTCCAAGAATTTAAAGTTAGTCAAGCATTAATTGATAAAGATGCTATTTATTCAGCGGAAGGACAACCAATGACAACATCTGGAGCTCAAGTAATTGGCCAGATTCAAGCTTATGCTGGTAACTATGGTATTGGTACTAATCCTGAAAGTTTTGCTGTTTATGGCTTCCGTAAGTACTTTGTAGATAGAAACAGAAATGTTGTATTAAGATTGTCACAAGACGGTATATCCGAAATATCAGAATACGGTATGGGCGATTTCTTTAGAGATAATCTTTCTGAAATTGGTAACGATGGATTTATACTTGGAATGTGGGATATGCATAATAAAGAATATGTTTTATCTATGCAACCCATTAATGGAACTTATAAAACCTTAACATTTGATGAAGATGTTGCTGGTTGGACAAGTTTCTTTGATTATAAACCAAACTTTGGTGGAAGTTTAAGAAACAATTTCTACACATTTAAGAATGGTGAAATTTGGAAACACTATTCACCAGGTAATAGCGGATGGGGTAGATTCTACGGCGTTACTTATGATTCATCAGTTGAAGTTATATTTAATCCTGATGTATCTCTAGTTAAGACTTTTAAAACAATAAATTATGAAGGAAGTACTGGTTGGGAAACTTTATCGTTTTACACTGACTCTGATATTTCAGTTCCTATATCTAAAGCATCTTATACAACGACTCTTGCTGATTTAGAATTACAATTATTTACTAATTCATTCAAGAGAAAAGAAGATAAATACTTTGCAAATCTTATTAACATTACGCCAGCCTCAAATAGTGAAGTGGTATGGGGTAACTCAATGACGGGTGTAAAAGGAACAACAGCAACGGTTAGAATGAGATATTCAAATACGGATTTACAGAAGAGTGGAACACTGTTTGCGGTATCTTCTGACTACATAGATTCATCTTACTAAAATTTAATTAAATGAATGACAAATTAGAAACAAAAACTGAGAATAGAATAATTAGCCAAGACTATATTGATAAGGTAGAACATTTAGAGCAAACGTTGCTAGCAATGAACGATCCTAATGTAGCTAAAGGTAATACAGATTTGTTTCCATTAAAGCATTCATTTTCACACGGTATATACATACGGGAGATGTTTATGGAGAAAGATAGCGTTGTTATCGGTAAACTTCATAAGTTCTCCCATACGTGGTTTTTATTGAAAGGTCAATTACTAGTATCAACAGATGAAGGATCAAATCAATACATAGCTCCTTGTTATGTTAATGCTCCTGCTGGTACAAAAAGAGTTATATATGCGGAGGAGGATTCTATATTTATTAATGTACATCCAAATCCAGATAATATAACAGATACAGATGAACTCGAGGATATTTTAGCATGTACATCGTATAAAGAATATAATGAATATAAACTATTAAAAGAATAATATATGAGTATGGTAGTAGTTGGAGTAATAGGTGCCGCAGGTACAATAGCTTCAGGATTAATAGGCGCTGGTGCTGCTAAAAAAAGAGAAAGAGCAGCCGCACAAGATAAAGCTAGATTAGGTGCCGAGCTTAATCAATTAGAAAACAGTAGACAAGCAATTATAAACCCTTACTCTACAACAAAAGATATGAGTAGCTTAGCTAAAGATTTATCTGGTACATTAAGTAATCCTTATGCTAATTTAGGTGTTGCTACAAATGCAGCTAAATTTGAGGCAGAGCAGATTGATGTTTCATTAGCAAATACATTGGACACATTAAAAGATACTGGAGCAGGAGCAGGTGGTGCAACAGCATTAGCTCAAGCGGCATTAAAAGCTAAACAAGGTATTTCTTCTAATATTGAATCTCAAGAGGCTAACAATGAAAAAATGAAAGCACAAGGAGAAGCAAATTTACAAGAGGCTAAAATGCAAGAGAAACAAAGAATACAAGGTGTTCAAATTGATGAAGCTCGTCGCGTGCAATCAGCAGAGGCGGCTGGTAAGTCATTTATGTTTGGCGCACAAGAAAATAGAGAACAACAAAAAATAGACAGAGTTGCGGGACAATTAGGAGGGGCTCAAGCACAACAAATGCAGGCACAAGCGGATAGAACAGGCGCAATTACCGGTATGATTGGTGGTTTATCATCAATAGCAGGAAGTATGGCTGGAAGTGCTGGATCTGGAGCAACAAGTACTCCCGGGTCAGGAGCAGGCTATGCATCTCAGTTTGGAGCAATGGCAAATCAATTTAAAAAATAAAGATATATATGGGAGCATATTCAAATCCACAAATACCTATTGACACACAATCAGGACAATATTATAGAGATCTTACAAATACAATAGTAAGCAATACTGTTGGTGCAATAAATACTTATGCAGCAAAAGCTGAAGAAAATAAAAAGAAGAACGAAGCTTTAAAAATAAAAGTAGGTGAAGAAGAAAGCGCACTATATAGAAATTTAAGTAGCACACAACAAACAAATCCAACTGTTAACTTTGAAGAATTATATAGACCTCAAATAAAAAGATATGCTGAATTAAGAACAAGTATATTAAACGGAACAAGTACTGATCCTTCTAAAGACAGAATGGAAGCGGATAAAATATTTGCAAGTGTTGGTAATATTAAAAACTCATTAGTGGATTTATCAAGTGAAGGTTTTGATGAAAAATATTCTAAAATGGGCGGGGCCGGCGGTTATGCCGTAAAAGAAAATGATCCAAATGTTATGAAGTCAATGCTAATATTCTCAGGTAAATTACCCGGTAAAAAAGTAGCAAGATTTGAAGATAATGATCCTTCTAAAGTAGTTTGGGATATATACGACGGTGAAACTAAAATACAATCTTTATCAGCGGAACAATTAAAGAAAGCGGCTAGTGGTCAAGGTTTATTAAAAGTAATACCTAATGCAGCAGATTCAATTGATAATGCTAAAGCAGCTGTACCTGATGTATTTGATGTAAAAGATGGATTACCAACTGGAACAATTAAACAAGAATATTTGGGTGAAGTATATGAAAAAGAATTACCGGGACAGGAAACATCGATAGTTAGTGGTTATCAAAAAAATACTAAAAAATATGTAGCTACAGCAAAAATTAATAAGGAGGCTATCATGGCAAACCAAAACTTTTTAAATGTTTTAAATGCTAAAGCTGACGGTTTCATTAATGGCTCTGCGGATAATTCTCAAGCAATATTATTCCACAATACATATATTGCTAAGTCAGATCAAGATTTGCTTGAATGGGATAAACCTATGAATACAGAACAACAAAATAAATTCAAATACGATTATAGAATGTTTGTTATAGATGGATTACCGGAAGAACAAACTATTCCAGGATCTGGAATTATTGAAAAAGAAGAAATTACAAAACAAGTTATATCTAAACCAACAGGTGGTAAAGGAGGAAGTAATAAACCAAATAAACCATCTGCGGCCGCTGAAAAACAAGCAAAATTAGATGCCGAAGTTGCTGATTTAATAAAAACTAAAAAAGGAGGCATTACTAGACAAGGGTATACATTAAGTATTATAGATGGCAGATGGGGCCTTTATGATAAAGATGGGTTACCAAAACCTGGAACAGAAAATATTACAAGTCCTACAGAATTAGCTACATTTATTGGTGGATCACGACCAAGTAAAACAAAATTAAAATAAAAAATAACAATAATATATATGGCACAGTATTTTAATAACAACGGAGAAGAATATACTATTGAAGAAATCGTAGCAGCTGCTGAAGAAAACAATAAAAGTGTTGAAGACATTATAGCAGATAATGGGTTAACTAGAGATGGTGAGAAGCCGGGAAAGTCGCAGGGTGCAGCTGCAAAGAAACCGGCAGTTGCACCAAAGAAAAAATCGGGTTCACTTTTGGGAAATACTTCTTCGGGTTGGAATACTAAAGCGGCACCAAAATATGGTATTGAAGCCATTACAGAAACTTTTCAAACACAAAAGAAAGCACAAGAGAAAAAAGCAACTACTAAAAAAGTAAAAGAGCCAGATTTTAATGCTGCTAGATTAAGACTTGCCGCTCAAATGGGTGAAGCAGATCCTAATGCCATTCCTGGTAGTTTTGGATATAAAACATTTGAAGCAGCAAAAGAAAAAGAAGCAAAAGCAGAAGCAATAAAAGAAGAGGAAAAAATTTCATTTGATGCGAGAATAGCCGGAGCATCATTAAGAAATAATGACGAAGCAAAGAAATGGTATGAAGATGCAAAAAATGCTGCTAAATTAACTGATGAAGAAACGTTAGGTTTAGACGAATTTGTAAATTTAGAATTATCTAAAAATGGACAAATAGAAAGAGTAGATGCTTCTCAAGGACAAAATAAATCACTTATAGCAAAAGGAGGGTTTAGTTCAAATGTTGATGGTATAGTTGATCAACCATATCAAGCATTTCCTGAACAAGTAAAAAAAATAAAAGATAAATTAAGATCGGAGAATGTACTTAATAAATTCTCAGAAGACGAAATATTACAAAAAGCCGCGGGATTATGGAAGGTAGAACAAGCTAAAAAGATACAGGAAAGTAAATTTAGAGATGCTTTAGAAGAAACTACAAATATAAGTGAAACAGCTAAAGAAATAGTAAATAACTATACTGTAAAAACCAAAGGTAAAGAAGAACTTGATTATGTAAAAAATTCTATTTTTAAAGATGGTATAGAAAAAAGTATTGAGAAGAATGTAAGCGAGGTACAAAAAATTGACAGTAAATTAAAGCCTAAAGATTATAAGTTTAAAACACAAGAAGAAATAGAAACTCAAAATAGACTTATAACCGAGAGAAATAATTTAATTAAGGACTTAGGGGATTTTTCTGAATTAAGAAATGAGACTTCTAAAAAAATAAGTGCTTCTTCTAAAAACATAGATGACTTAAATTTACAAAGTGATATGTTTAGTAGAGATTATTCTTGGTCAGGTGTTGGTGAGAAGATAGCTACTAATTTTAAAATGATGGCAAATGATTTATTAGGTTTTGCTTCATATACATATCAACCTACCGAGATGGTATACGATGCTTTAAATATTAAAGAGATCACAGGAATTGAAAATCCATTTACAGCCATAAATACTGCCTTGGCAGAAAATAAATCAAGATATGAAGAAGAACTTACTTATAATTATGCAAAACCAAGAGAAGGCGGAATAGAAGCAACCTTCGAAAAAGGGAGTGATTTATTAATATCACAGGCTCCTAATTTAGCTTTAATGATATTGACAAGAGGTGGTAGTGTCGGAGAACAAGCTGTGGCAACAACATCTAAATCATTATTAGCCAGAACCGGTAAATTTGCTAAAGACTATTTAACTCTTAATCGTCAAACAGCAGCTATGGGCGCAACCGCAACAGGAAGTAAATATCTTGACATGGTTAATGAAGAGCGAAATGGGTATTATACAGAAGATGGTGTTTTTGTAAAACCCAATTATAATGCAATGCAATTAATTGTTGCTCCTGCCGCGTTTGGATATGTTGAAGGTATTTTTGAAAAGTCTACTGGTAAAATATTAGAAAAAGGTAAAGGGTTTTTTGTAAATGCTGCAAAAAAGGAACCTGGAAAATGGTTTGATTTTGAAGTGGCAACAGGTAAAAAATTTGCCAAACAAGCAGGTATAAATTTAGGAGAAGCGTATGCAGAAGAAATACCATCTGAGGTATTTACTACTGTTGGTCATAATATACTTGATAAATTTGTACTTGGTAAAGAGGTAAATTTATTAGATAATACTGGAACAACAATAAAAGATGCCGGTTTTCTTACAACTATGCTAGCCGGAGCTCCTTTAATAGGTGGAACTATTATAAGGCCATTTATGAGTAAAACTACTGCACAAAAGCTTAGTGATAATGCTAGAGGGTTAGCTGCTATATTACATGAACTTGAATTCAACAAAGATTTATCTAGTGTACAACAAGAAGCATTAGTTAAAAAAGAATCAATACTAAAAGCGGAAAGTACAACATTATTGGAAAAAACGATTTCTGATATAGATGCAATGCCTATTGATACGTTTAATTCTATTAATAAATCGGTTTCTAAAATGGCTGATTTTATTAATAAAGCTAATGCTATTAATGAATCCGATTCTAAGTCAAAAGAAGCAGATTTAGATGTTCTTAAAACTAATTATATTATAGAACAAACTAAATTAAATACATTAACAAGCGGTATTGAAAACATTAGAACGTTTGGCCAGCCATTGTCACCTATAAGCAGAAGTCAATTAATAGAATTAAACTCTAAAAGAGTAGAAACATCTTTTAATCCAGACCTAAACGAGGATGAAAAAAGAACTGTACTTAAAAAAATAGAGTTACAAACAAAAAATATTTATAAAAAAGAAGGTGTTGATTTAGGTGAAGTTAGAGAAAAAGAGTTTCAAGAAAATCTTACTGCTGCAAAAAAACTAGGTGAAAGTGTTAATGTGGAAGTAATATTAGCTAATAACTTAACAGAGGCCAGAACAAAGTTAAAAGGATTAGTTCAACAAAAATTAGTTACACCTGAAGAAGCTGATATTGCGGGGTTTAAAGGTGCCGACGGTGGTATAATAACAAATAGTGCTTCCGGAAAAAGTTATATTGTAATAAATAAAAGACAAGCTATAGCTACTAAAGCTGTATCAGTAGGCTCTCATGAGTTTCTTCATAAATTAATGGAAAAAACATTAAGCAATGTTGATACACAAATTGAATTAGGAAAACAATTAAGAAACTATTTATTATCATCAAATCCTGAATTATATTTAAACGAAAAAGTTTTAATTAGACTTGAAGGAAATTATGGTGATAAAGCAGAAGGAATTAAAAATGAAGAATTATTAAATATTTTTTCTGACGCACTTATTACCGGTAATGTAAAATATAACGAATCATTTTTTACAAAGTTAGGAGACACTATTAGAAGATACCTTCAAGATTTAGGTTTAATAGATATAACATTTGACTCCGGAAGAGATGTATTCAACTTTATTCGTGATTACAATGCTACTATACAAAAGGGCGGTACCGGGAATAAAGCAATACAAAAATTATTTACTTCAGCTGCAAAAGGTAGATTAGTTTCTGAAACAAAAACAGGACCAAAATCTCCTGCATTTTCAAAATCTATTGAAGATAGAATGGAAAAGTTAGATTTGCAATTATCCAATAATGAAATTGATTGGGATAAGTACGAATCAGAAATGCAAAAACTAGAACAAGAAGAGTTTGAGGAATCTAAGAAAACATACGAGGAAGAAAAAAAGATAGTAAAAAAAGAATCCTCTAAAGCTAAGCCTGCTGAAGTAAGTGATATTGCTGCAAAGGCAAAAGAAAAATTAGATGCAATTGGTAATGATCCAAAAGGATATAATCCAAATAATTCCACTATCTACGATGAATTAGATAAAATGGTTAAGGCAAAATCTAGAAATTACAGAACATCAAACGGAACTATTATTGATCTTACAAATAAAGATAAAGGCGGTTTAGATGGGTTTAGTATGGAAGAAATGGTAAGTTATGTTAGAACTTCTATGATTCCTTATATTGCTAAATTTGATCCTTCTAAAAATGATAGTTTATATGGTTATATCAATGCTCAGTACATTAATAGAATGAAAGCTGCTCTTAAAAGTGGTGAAGTTGCTGATGTTGTATTCACTGAAGACGTGAGCGAAATGACTAAACTTTCTAACGAAGAAGTTGAAGTAAGTACGCCTTCATTACCAGAAAGAAAAAAATATCAAAATATATTAGAATCCGGCGTGTTCTCGCCTGAAGTAATTGCGGATGTTCAAACAAAAATATTACCTATAGTAAGAACATTAAAATCTAAAATTGATGAAAAAACTACTCTTAATAGAACTACAGCTCCTATAATTAACGAGATACGTACTGAAATAGGTAAACAAGCTGACATTGATATTAAAAGAGCAATGGGCGGGAAGGAAGATGGCCAACTTAGAAAATTTTTATTAACGAATAAAAAACCTATTCTTGAGAACATGACCACCACATGGTTAATGGGGAAAGATAACGGAAAAACCGTATCAGGAGGTATGCCATTTGCTGTTCAAAAAAGAATTAACGGCCAATGGCTAAGCTATCCTAATTGGATTGGCAAAAAAGTAGATAGAGAATCTGTTGAAACAGATTTAGCTGGTAGAACTTCCGGAGCTGAATTGGCTAGAAGATTACCAAATGTAGCTAATAACATTTCTGATGAAGTATTTTTAGAATCAATTATAGATCCTGTTACTGGATTGCCACTAAGAGGTAGAAAAGAGTCTTTAGCTAAAGCGATAAGCGAGGAATTAACATTTGATATAATCTCTGATGACATGGCTAATGAAGGAATCATATATCAAGCATTACAAAAGAATCAAGAAATATTAGGGGCAGAACTAGATAAATTAATTGTACAAAACTTTGATAGATTAGCTGAAAGAGGAAATATTAAATATTCACAATCAAAAGATATTAAGAAGTTATATGAGTTATTTAATAATTTAAGTAAGGACGTAAATAATAATAGGTTAGTTAATTCAGTAACTTACCAATTAAATAAGTTTAAAGAAGAAGACGAATTTAAAATATTAAGAGAGCTTATTGAAAAAAGAATTAGTACAATAAAAGGCTTACAATGGCGAGCTTACGAAATAATGCAAGCTGCTTTTATAAAAAGACAATTAGGCACTGGAATTAATTCTAAGTTTACAGTAAAGTTAGCTGGAGGTACAAATCCTTATATAGCTGATATTGCTATAAAGTTAAAAAATTCAATACTTCGTGTATATGTAGAAGCTAAAAAGAAAGCTGATTCAGGAGTACCTTTAGGTTCGTTTATGACAAATTCATTTGAAGGTAAAATAGCAGAAGGAATATTTGACAAATTTAATTTATCAGAAAATTCTAAAGAATTTATTGAAAAAATTAAAAATCAAAAACAATCATTATATAATTTTATAGGAGATGGTGTTGGGGAAAAAACCGAGGCGGGTTATATCAAACTTACAGATAAGCAAATAATTGATTTAAAAGCTAAAAAGAATATGGGTAACAGATATATCGTTGGATATACCAGTGTACCTTTAAACATGATAAAAGCTATTAATGACGTTAAATCACAACCTGTGGATATTATGACAATACGTAATACTGTGTTTGATTTCTTTAAAGGTTACCAAGGTGTTGATAACTTTGAAAATGTATTTAAAAATATTGAAAATTTACCTGATGATTTTATGGATAAGCTTTTTTCTATAAAAACAGAATATCAGATAACAAATAACAATACGGTACAAATTAGAAATTATATTAATTTTAATGAGAATATAAAATTAACAAACGGAGAAAGTATTGATGCTATTGAAATAATTGATAATTATACTAAAAATAAAAACAATCAAAATATAGAACAATTAAATACTAAAACTATACAAAATATATTTGATGTAAAAAGTAACTTATCATTATCAAAATCTTTAGAGAATAATATATCCCAATCAAGAAAGAGCAAATCAATATCTACGGTATCAGATTTTATTAATGCAAACAATTTAAAAAGAATTGATGCAGAAACCTCATTTGATGTATTAAATGATCTTAATAAAGAAATTGAAAACTATTGGGGCATAGTACCAAATGATGTTATCGTTAAGATGGGCAGAGCTGTTGACTATGCTTTTGATGTAATTGAAGATCGTGAAAATGAAGGTGGACCATTAATGGCTGCTGTAAATGATGCTTTGAATTTAGAAACGGTTAAGTTTGCTGAAAAGCAATTAAACGAGTTTGTTGAAAACAACAGACCAAAAGGCACAATGTATAGTAAAACATTGGATTTTGAATTCAATGATATATTAGAAAGAAACACAGGCGTTGCTGCATTTACAAAAGTATCTGATGTAGTGGCTAAAAGAACAGGTATTAAGAAAAATACATTATCATTCTTTGTGCCACCTTCTGCTGATGACTTTAGAGGTTTAACAACTTATATGTTCGCTGGTAAAGGTAAACAAGGAGAACAAGATCAAGAATTCTTTGATAAGAACTTAACTGTACCGTATGTAAAAGGTATTAATACTTTAGATTCTGTACGTCAATCTATTAGAAAAGAATATAAGATGTTGCTTAATAATTTCCCTGATATTAAAAAGAAACTTGAAAAGTTAACACCAGATAAAGGTTTTACTTATGATCAAGCTGTTAGGGTTTATCTTTGGTCGTCAACTGGTAAGGAAGTTCCTGGTTTATCAAGAACTGATAAGAATAAATTATTGTACTTTGTAAAACAAAATCCTGATTTACTGGCTTTTGCAAACGCATTGTCAATAACGGGTAGACAAGATGGCGGCTGGATTGATCCTTCAACAACTTGGGATAGTGAAACTATTATATCTGATCTTCACAATATTACTGAAGGCGCTGGTAGAAAGAAATATCTAGAGGAGTTTATAGAAAACGCTGATGCAATATTTACAAAAGAAAACCTAAACAAGATACAATCTATATATGGTACAAATACAAGAGAAGCATTAGAAGATTCTTTATATAGAATGAAGAATGGTAAGAATAGACCAGAAGGCACTGATAGAGTAACAAATACTTGGATGAACTGGATTAATGGTTCTACTGCTGCGATTATGTTCTTCAATACTAGATCAGCATTGTTACAGACTATATCAGCAATTAACTTCATAAACTGGAATGATAATAATCCATATATGGCAGGTAAAGCTTTTCTTAATCAGAAACAATATTGGTCTGACTTCGCGATGATTATTAATTCCGACAAATTAAAAGAAAGAAGATCTGGTTTAAAAGCCGATGTTACTCAAGCTGAGATTGCTAATGCTGCAAACAGTGCTAAAAACAAATTTAACGGTGTTATATCTTATTTACAAAAAATAGGTTTTACACCTACACAAGCAGCGGATAGTTTTTCTATCGCAGTTAGTGGTGCTACATTCTATAGAAATAGAGTTAACACATATTTGAAAGCAGGTGATACTGTACAAGAAGCTGAAGAAAAAGCATTCAATGATTTTTCAATCATAACAGATCAATCAATGCAATCCGCCGATCCAATGTACGTTTCAAAACAACAAACGACTGCATTAGGACGCATTATATTGGCTTTTGGTAATACTCCAATGCAATATAATAGATTGATCAAAAAAGCTAC